GTAATGCAACTAAGGCCAACGCGCTATAAATTTAAAAATGAAGAACAAACAAATATTGGATTTATTGCACAAGAAGTAAAGCAGATTATTCCTGAAATGGTGACAGGTTCGGGCGGTGATTTTGATGAAAAAGACACTGCTGAACAAAGAGCAAATAAAACGCTAGGAATTGGCAAAGAAACACTTATCCCAATACTTGTAAAAGCAATCCAAGAGCAACAAGCCCTCATCCAATCACTCACTGACCGTATCACTCAACTGGAGAATAAACTATGACTACTTTCACATGGACCGTATCCCAACTCGACTGCTACCCGCAGTATGACAATCAGACTGACGTAGTGTTCACCGTTCACTGGACCTGCTCCGGCACAGACGGCACTTACAATGGCTCGGTCTACTCGACCTGCTCAGTTACTTATGTAGCTGGTACGCCCTACACGCCCTACGCTGACCTGACTCAAGACATCGTACTTGGCTGGATCTGGGCTGGCGGTGTAGATCAAGCATCTGCTGAAGCCGCTGTGCAGACGCAGATCAACAATCAGATCAACCCCCCAGTCGTTTCACCTCAACTTCCTTGGATTAATTAAATGGAAAACGCAATCGTATCTATTGCCCTCCTGAACGCCATCCTTCAGCACTTGGGTACTCAACCCTACGCTCAGGTATTCCAGTTGATTCAGGCCATCCAGAAGGAAGTGGCGGATTCTAAAAAACCAGAAGAGAGCTAATTGAAATGGCTACCCTATCGGAAGTAGACCACAAGATTGATGCCCATGTGGACGTTTGTGCCGTCCGATACGAGGGTATTGAGCGTGAGATGAGAGGTGTTCACGCAAGGATTAAACGTCTAGAACAGATTCTTATCACTGGAGGGGGGGCAATAATTATGTTGCTCGTGACAATGATAATGAAGGGGCATTGATGGAACTTGTTGAGCTTTTTCTCAAGGCTTGGCCGGTACTGTTAGGTATCGTTACGTTAATCATTGTGCTGTCAAAACTTGACTTGCGGGTGGCTGTGCTAGAGGAGAAGGTCAAGAGTGCGTTTGAGATCATCAACAAGATGAAGGACAAGCAAAATGGCTAACTTTGAACAAGCCTTTGAGCAAATGATCCGCGACGAAGGCGGTTACGTTCTTCACACTATTCCCGGTGACACCGGAGGAATGACCTATGCAGGAATTGCACGAAACAAAAACCCCCAGTGGGGCGGATGGAATCTCATTGACCACAAAGAAATCAACAATCCGCTCCTTACTGGAATGGTACGTGGATTCTATAAAACTGAGTTTTGGGATCGTCTTAGAGCGGATGAGATTGCGAATCAAGTGGTTGCGGAATCGGTTTTCAACTTCGGCGTAAACACTGGCTTGTCTGTTGCGGTCAAGTTGGCGCAGTTGATTGTTGGTGCTACGCCAGATGGTGCGGTTGGCCCTGCTACGCTGCAAAAGTTTAACAATGCAGAACCTGAATCGTTCAAAAAAGCCTACGCGCTGGCAAAAATTACTCGTTACGCAGACATTTGCAACAAAAACCGTGCCCAGTCCAAGTTCCTTCTCGGCTGGATCAACCGTACATTGTCCGGACTAAAGTAATGAATCTTATTGGAATCGGGAGCATCATTGAAGGCGTGGGTAAGGTCGCGGGTGACCTCATTACAACAGACAAGGAACGCCTTCAAATGGCGCTGGAGGAGCGCAAGCTCGACCTTGAAGAAAAGCGCATTGACCAAGCTACAGACCTCGCGCAAGTGGATATTAATAAAATCGAAGCGGCGTCTACTAGCCTATTTGTCAGCGGCTGGCGTCCTGCTGTGGGCTGGATTGGGGTTCTGGGTTTGGCTTACCAGTTCCTTGGGTATCCGCTGATGCAATGGCTCTGGGCTTTTGGTCAAGGGGTGGATATAATTCCGAAGGAACTGCAACCTCCGCCCGATCTTGACGTTGAGCAACTCATGACGTTGCTTGCTGGGCTGCTTGGGTTTGGCGGCATGAGGTCGTTTGAAAAACACAAGGGAGTGGCCGCAAAATGACAGTCGCAGCGGTAATGACGTATGACTCTTTAGTCAACGACATTTCAACCTACCTTGAGCGGACTGACACGGCTACGCTAGACAAGATCCCGCAGTTCATCATGTTTGCGGAGCAGGTTCTGGCGTCGGAGATCAAGTTCCTTGGCAACTTGACGGTGGCTGACGGGACGATGACCGCGAGCGACCCGGTGATAGACAAGCCTGCGCGGTGGAGAAAGACCGTTTCCTTCAACGTCACAACGGGTGGTGAGCGCTATCCGGTGTTCTTGCGCAAGTACGAGTATTTGCGTGAGTATTGGCCAGACGACACTCAGACGGGGCTACCTGCGTTCTATTGTGATTACGACTACACGCATTGGCTAGTGGCCCCTACCCCCGAGGAGGCGTACTCTTTTCAGGTGCTGTACTACGAGCGCAATCAACCGTTAGATTCAGCGAATCAGTCTAACTGGTTCACGCAGTACGCTCCGCAGGCGATGCTTTACGGATCCTTGTTGCAAGCGATGCCGTTCCTCAAGAACGATGAGCGGATCCCAGTCTGGCAGGCAATGTACGACAAGGCGATTGCATTACTCAAGCAAGAAGACTTGACCAGAGTAGGCGATCGTCAAACGATGGTGAAAGACTCATGAGTTTCAACAGCCCATTCACTGGCAACGTAATCCAGCCAACGGACGTTTCTTACGCTGCTTATGCCTTAACGTCTACTACGGGGACCATTCAGCTTGAGTGGCCCCTGAACGGTAACGACACGGAATACGTTGCCGCGAGGGTGATGCAGGTCAGCACGACTAGCTCATCGTATGAGTTATGGATGCCACCGGCCAATCAAGCATCGGTAGGTCAGGATGCTCTGATCTACAACACGGGCGGGGTTACGCTGACGGTCAAGTCTTTTGGCGGGGCGAGCACGATCGTGTCAATCCCTTCGACGGGTGGAAGTGCTCAGTACATCTTCATCACGTCAAACGCGAATACAACGGGGACGTGGGGTGTCATAGCGTTTGGGTCCACTACGACCAACTCAAATGCTGCAACGCTTGCCGGGTATGGTTTGACGGCCATCGGGGCAACGCTTAATCAGTCTCAGCCTACAACTACGTTTGCTTCTAACTACACCGCGGTGGCGGCAGATAGAGCGAGTGCTTACGTTTGGACGGGTGGCGGTGGTACGTTGACTTTGTCTTCTGCCTCAACGCTCGGGAACAATTGGTTTTTCTTGATCCGGAACGGTGGGACTGGGACGTTGGCGGTAACGCCTAGCGGTGGCTCTCTGATCAACGGCTCTGCTTCGCTTGACCTGCAGCCGGCTGATTCGTGCTTGATTTCAAGTTCGGGGACGGCGTTCTACTCTGTCGGTCTAGGCAAGAGCACGGAGTTCAACTTTACGCAGTTGACCAAGGCGGTTACCTTCGCAGGGTCTCCGTACACACTTACATCTTCCGAGGCGGCCAACGTCATCCAAAAGTACACTGGGGTGCTGACCGGTAACGTAGTTGTCAACCTGCCGCAGACCATTCAGGTCTACTACATCACCAATCAAACATCGGGCGCGTACACGATTACGTTCCAGACCGGGATTTCTGGTGGGGCCACTGCGGTTGTCCCGTCGGGGCAGCAGGTTATTTTGCTGTGTGACTCGGTCAACCTTTACAACGCATCAACGATCGCTGCCGGGGCAAGCACTCTTGCGTTGGCCAATGGAACGGTTAGCGCTCCGTCCTTGAGCTTTTCATCGGAAAGCGGTACGGGTATTTATCGACCTGCTTCTGCAGAATTCGGTATTGCGGTCCTTGGGGCCCAAGTGCTTAATGTAACGGCCTCTGGGATTGTGGTCACCGGGACGGCATCGATTGGAAGCGGCGTGACCGGGGGAATTGCTGGCGGGACCTTCTGATGACTGCGAAGGTCTTTCAGTTAGACACCAAGCCGGGGGTCCAGAGGGACGGGACAGTCTTTGATAAAGACTTCTATGTTGACGGTCGGTGGGTGAGGTTCCAGCGTGGGCGACCGAGGAAGATCGGTGGGTACGCAGCCATCTCGGATCAGTTGACTGGTCCATCTAGAGGGGTGTGGGTCAACCCGTCTAATGGCTTCAACCAAATTTTCAGCGGTTACAACAACGGTTTGCAGTCGCTTTCGGTTGACAACAACGGCATCGGGGCTGGTGTTGCTGACTATACGTTGAACAACTTCACCGCGAACAATCTAAACCTTTGGCAGTTTGACGGGTTCTATGATGTTGGAAGTGGAGGGGTCGGTTCTATTCTTGCGCATCCCGGAAACAATCTCGCTCAGATTGACTCAACGGCAGACACCCCGGTTTTGATTGGGGACATTAACGGAACGACGTTGTCTCAGATCGGGACGTTCACTGACGCCAATGCTTACCTGACGACTGGATCACCAACGGTTACGTTAAGTCAAGCGAACATCTTAATTGGCGCAGGGCAGACGGTAACGGGGACGGGGATCCCGGCCAACACTACGGTTGTTTCAAAGGTTGAGGCTGCGGACATTCTTTCGTCTGTTGCGGTTACTGGGACTGCTGGGCAGTTGTCCTGTACGGCAACTTCGGGTCTTTTCGTTGGACAGTCGGTTTCTGTTACTGGCACAACATCTCCGCAGGCTCTGGCAAGCGTAGCAATCACAAGCACGGGCGGTGCTTTTTCTTGCACCGCAACAACCGGGTTGTACGTTGATCAACCTGTTTACGTTACCGGAACCCAGACCGGTGTTGCGTTATCTGGGGTGGCGGTTACGGGAACGGCAGGGCAGTGTTCTTGTACTGCGACGAGTGGGTTGTATATCGGTCAGGCTGTGGTGGTCTCTGGGCCGTTCTCAGGGAGCGCCACGGGGATCTCGTCTGGACTGACCTACTACATCATTGCGACTGACGGCACGACGACGTTTACGTTGTCTGCTACTTCTGGCGGGACTGCGATTACGACGACGGCTGGGACAACCACCGGGCTGGTGTTCACGGTGCAGCAGTTCACTGGGGTTACGTCAGGGACAACGTATTACATTACGGCAACTAACGGAACCTCGACGTTCACGTTGTCTGATTCGATTGGTGGGCCATCGCTGACAACGGCGACAAACAGCGTGTCTGGGTTGGTATTTTCCGTTCCCAAGAATACGGGTTTAACGTCGGGGACAACGTACTACATCATCGCCACCAACTACTCGACCACCTTCACATTGTCGGCCACGAGTGGTGGCTCGGCCATTGCGACGATTGTGAATTCGACGACTGGTTTGGTGTTTACATTGGGTTCGTACACCAAGGTTGTGCTCTCAAACAACGCGACCGCGACTGGGAACTATACGCTTACGTTCAACAATAACGTCGCGGTCTCTGGTGGGGTTGTGTCGCTGCACCCTTATGTTTTTGTCTACGGCAACAACGGGTTGATTAGGAATTGTGCCGCAGGCAACGCTCAGGATTGGGTCTCTACGGACGCCAATGAAGTCAACGTGGCGACCGGGAAGATCGTTCAGGGGTTACCCGTCAGGGGTGGATCGAACGCGCCTTCTGGGTTGTTCTGGAGCCTTGATAGTTTAGTTCGCGTTTCGTACATCGGCGGATCAGGGACTCCCCCTCAGTTCTGGCGATACGACATCATCACGAGTCAGTCGTCAATTTTGTCGAGCCAGTCGGCCATTGAGTACGACGGGGTGTATTACTGGTGTGGCGTTGATCGGTTCCTGCTGTACAACGGTACGGTCAAAGAGATCCCGAACAACTTCAACCAGAATTACTTTTTTGACAATCTGAACTATAGCCAGCGCCAAAAAGTTTGGGCAACAAAGGTTCCTAGATTTGGCGAGGTCTGGTGGTTTTATCCTCGTGGAAATGCGACGGAGTGTACTGACGCCATCATCTACAACACCCGAGAAGGGGTCTGGTACGACGCGGGAGAGGCTTTAGGTGCGAGAAGGTCCGCAGGGTACTTCTCTCAGGTGTTTGCACGTCCAGTGGCCGCCGGGTGGGAGATTCCTGACGTAGAGATTGTATTCACGCAATCCATGACTACTGTCAGCGGCAGTGCGTTTATTAACTTAAGCACGTTCAACACTCAGGTGGTTATTGGGCAGGTTGTCTCTGGCGCTAATATTGTTAGCGGGACTACTGTTAGCACTATTACTTCTAGCGCCATCCAAACGCTTGGCGCGGTTACTGGGGGCTCTGGGTACACGAACGGAACCTACACCAATGTACCCCTCACGGGCGGTAGCGGAGCGAATGCTACGGCTACGGTGGTGGTTAGCGGTGGTGCGGTGACGACGGTGACGATTACTCTGCGCGGCGCTGGTTATGTGGTTGGGAATACTTTGAGTGCGTTAAATACCAACCTTGGCGGGACGGGTGCTGGGTTTTCGATTCCTGTCAGCAATATCTTTGCTCAGACAATCAAGTTATCCGTTGCCGCTTCTGGCAGCGGGACTCAGGTCTTGACGTTCAGTACGCCGGAAAATCGAATTTCAATGTGGCAGCACGAGATCGGAACTGATGCGGTTCAGGGTCAAAATGTTCTGGCCATAGATTCGTACTTTGAGACAAGCGATCTTGGGTGGGTTGCCGGGGGACCGCCGGAGCCTTCAATGGTTGGTGAGAATCGTTGGTTGAGATTGGAGAGAGTTGAGCCTGACATCATTCAGAGTGAGGATATGACTCTTGTGGTTACGGGCAGGCCGTTCGCGCAGAGTGAAGATGTTGACTCGGAGCCGTACACGTTTAGTCCGAGCACCGGGAAGGTGGACATGAGGGAGCAGCGGCGGGAACTCAGGTTGCGTTTCCGTTCTAACGTGGTCGGTGGAAATTATCAGTTAGGCAAGTTGCTATTGAGTGCGACGATTGGCGATGTGAGGCCGTACTGATGGCTCAGGCGCTAGTTTACGACCCTAGGTATCATACGTTTGAGTCTTGGGCTGCTTTGATGTGTGAGTTGTACGCGGCGCAGCAGTTAGAGATCCCGACTCAATTTACTGACTGGAAGTTGTGGGGTAATGGGATT